AACCATCACCAGAAGCCTCATCCCTGTTGCCCATCCGATTAGAGTAAACAGTATTGGCAATCAACTTAGGATTACGAGCGCAAGCCTGTGCCTTGGCAGCATCAAACCTTCTAGGCCATAACTTCTGCAAAGCCTCTGCACGATAGTTCAAATTCTCTTCTAGGATTCTAAAGTTCCCACATTCATGCCCACATTGACCAATGAAAGCCGCTTTTCTAAGGGGATTGGAAATGTCAAAACGCTCAAAAGTGGCATTCAGGGCATCTACCCATTCTTCACCAATATGAAGTTGTCGGAGTTGTTCTTTATTTACTGACATTTAGTAAATCTCTCATCTGGTTATACGAGTCCACACAAGCATTGAGTGCAGCAGTATTCTTATCCCCTTGGGCAACTATTTCTGCGATGGCATCGATTGTTGCTCTTTCGGCATCAGAAGGTTCATTAGTCGGTCTGTTAGATTCACTGGTTGCTTTTGAATCTGTGGAGGTAATGGAGGCACTTGTGGTGGTTTGTACGTTACTTGGGGGGCAGAGGCGCAACTTGCCAGCACGATTGGCAACAGCAAGAGCAGTAGTTTTTTTGTTGATAGCATCATTGGCTTCCTGAAGTTTGGCAGATTGTTGAGAAAGTTTTTCAGTCATGTTTTGCTCGATAAGACGAGCTTCATCATTCTTTTTGGCAATGGCTATCTTCATGTCGCCATCACGTTCTAGCCACCCATAGTGGTGTCCTACTTGGTATGTACCAAAGAGAGATACCAAAGCACCCACAATTAACCAAGGCAAAGGGATTGGAAACATTATTCAGCCTCTTTTCTTGCTTGTGCTAATTCTTCACGCTCTTGGTCATCTTCTAGGTGGTCAGGTGGGGTTGTCGGAGGAGGGCCAGGTGTCCAAGATTCATCCAACTCTGGGTTCTTCCAAACAGGCATAGCACCAAATGGTTGACTAGGCAAACCATACGCAGACTGAGGAGGGGCATAGGACGAGTTGAAACCGCCACCTCCATAGCCCATTGGTTGACACGTTGGTGGAGGATTAAACGCTCTGGCTGCACTTGACATAGCCCGTTTACCAATAACGCCACCAATACCACCAACGATCAAAAGAACAATGTCGTTCAGCATCTTGGTATAGGCTTGGTCAATCGGGGCCATGCTTTTGATTGGCTGAGTGACAAACGTCACAGAGTAGAGCAAAGCAACAACAATAAATGTGAGGATAAGTGTGACTGCAATCACAACAAACGCCCAAATTCTTACCTCAAGCTCTTCAGTTGTTAGCTTTTGTTTCTGGTTGGACATCATTGATTTTTTTCTCCAAGATTGGGGCAACCAAGTACTCAGGGCAAGTCTGAGTGAATTGGCATCTAGGTTTTTGACAAGATTCAGCATAAAAGTTGTCTGGGTTTTGGCAAAAATAGCGATATTTCTCTTCGCAACCAGTGAGAAGTAAAAGAAGCAACAGATATTTCATTTACCAAGACCAACCTTTCCAAGTAGAAGATTGACAATTCTGTCAGACAGATCATCAGGTAAGAACTTCAGAAAACCTAAGAAGTACAGCGCAACACATCCATAAATGAATATCTTTAGGCACAAGTCAAAGGTCTTTTGATACTCATTCACCGACCGCACCTTCTTGTTGCTTCACAGAATGTCATCAACTCATTCACGCCAACAAAGACTAAAAACAGAACAAAGAATACTCCACCAATTGCCAAACCAATCTCTAGTTGTTCTTGCTCTTTCTCTTTGGCTTTCTTTGCCTCTGCCTTTAATGCACTTATCTCTTTAGCATCTGCCAAGTCCATCTCTGCTTGACGGGCTTTAATCTTGTTCCAAACGTCAATCTTGCCTGTCTGCATGAAGAGCATCTTTAACTCGTCCTCGAATGCTCTGGCTTGTTCTAAAGCCATCTCAATCTGCAAAGCCGTACCCATGTTCGAGCCTTTGCCAGACTGTTTAGCCTGAAGCATGGCCTTTGTAGCTACACTTTTTGCGTCAAATAATTTCCCAATCATGGGCGCAAGTGAGCCTAAGTCATTGGCAACCTTTGCTGCCTTCTTGACCATGCTAATTGCTGACTGTATGCCAGCTAAAGCGGTTAGAGGATCGATGGGAATCATCTCTTATCTACCTTTTGCCACTCAAGGCATACTACTTTTCGGTTGTAAACATCACCTGTCCATGCCCATCTAACACAACGATATTCAGTTTTCTCTTTACTAGATACCACCAATGTAAACAAGATTGACAGTACCAGTAGCCATTTCACGGGTATGCCCAAAGAATAATGTAGCTACAAAAGATGACAAAACAACTGATACAGACTGCCGCAACAATTGCTTCGGCATAGTCTCTCATTGTTAGTAAGAAAGCGGTATTTTTGCTCTTGCCGCCTCCATCAACAAAGAATTTAGGCTACGAACAGCACGATTAGTTCCTTCTTCATCGCCCTTTTCTTGTGCCGCCATTGATCTGCCCATTTCAGTTTTTAATTCAGCATTAAAAATTGCTTGACGTTGTTGGTCAATAGTTGTGGTTGGTTGAGGAGGTTGGGCAGTTAACTCTGGTGGCAAGTCAATATCCATTTTTGATTGCGCACCCATTAAATCTGGTGGCAAATCAATATCTATTGGCATTTCAGTAGGTTGTTGCATAGTTTGCTCTGTTGGAGCAGAAACAACACCACCAGTAACCAAAGGACGCAAGTCATCAAGTGATTTAGCTGACAACATCATTGCACGACCCGCTTTTGTATCAAATACTGAACGAGATAAAGCCTCTATAGCCTTATTAACAGGAACAGCCGCAATAGCCGCACCTGGCGCACCACCTACAGCCGCACCAACTCCAACACGCAGACCTTGCGTCATAGCCTCATCTAGTCCAGAACCAGCCGCTTGACGGGTCATGGAACTTGTTAAGAAGCTATATTTGTTTAACAAGGTATCAAGGTTTTCGTCAACAAATGGTTGTAAGTTTGTTTTTCTTGATTGCAAAAATGTGGAAAACTTAATTGGATCAAATGCACCAGTACCAACATCGGTTGCTTCTTTTCGTGCAGTTTCAAAAGTAGCCGCAGCAACATCTTGCTTAATATCTGGTGGCAAAACTTTAGCAATCATCATTGATGCTCTTTTTGCGCCTTCTTGCCCTGTAGATTCAGCAGAGACAATTTTATTTACCAGTTTAGAAATATCAGTTTTAAGTTCACCAGAATTGGGATCTTTAATCATTGCCACCGCTAAATCAGCATCACGCAAAGGAATTACATTTCCTCTCCAATATTGTCTAGCAGTTGAAAAAGCATCAGATACAGATTGATTTTGAACAAGAGTTTTACCCCAATTTTCAATATCGTTATCCATTGCTTCTATTACACTGTTTAAACGAATTGCTTCTTTAGGGCCAAATTTATTTTGTGCTAAAGCGGCTTGCAAAGCATCTGTCAAACCTTCTCTTGCTTTACGTATATCATTAAAAGTAAAGTCTGTCGGGCCTTTAATCTCAGGAATAAATGGTCTTCCACTTTCGCTAACAATCAATCCAGCCTCTTGTTTAACTTCTTCTTTACCTAATTTTGAACCAAATGATGTTAATTTAGCTTCTAAACTTGGTCTTTCAAGAGCTTTGAACAAATCACCATACTCTGAAATAACATTGTTAACAGCCGCTTCAGTCTCATTTGGTCGAATCTTTGAAAGATTATTTTGAGTAGCAAGAACATTTAACTTGTCATACAAACTATTGCCTTCTTTTGTGGCACTTAAATAGTTAGCTTGAACAGCCTTAGAAATGTTTTCACCCGCTTTTCCTGAGTATTGAGCACCACCAGTGATTGCTTTTTCTACAGTACCACCAGCTTTTTGAAGTTCTTTGGCATTTTGTTTTAGACGATCTGCAACACCACCAGCTCTTAATCTGTTTATTGCTTCAGCCGCACGAGTAGCGTCATCACCAGTAAAATCACCAAGTAGTTTAGGACTAATTCCTAGAGAAGCAGAGGCATCTTTTACTGCTTGAATATTGCTCTTAAAGTCAAAGTTAGTGACTTTCTCTATTGGTCTTCCAATAACACCAAGAACAGCAGTTGCACCACCACTGATTAAACCCGCTTGAGTAGCCACTTCTTGTCTGCTTTCGCCCTCTTTAACTGTCTTAGTTAGACCTTCCCAAAGACCACCAAACAAACCTTGTTTCAATATTTGAGCAACTTTTCCACCCGCACCAAACCAACCCAAAGTAGAGGCGGGAGCAGCAATGATTAACTCGCCAACAATCTCACCTGCCGCACCAATTACTTTATTGTCATAAGACAAACGATCTGGTTGTTTGGCAAGCTGTGCATTAAATTTATCAAGTGTTTCCTGTTTTGTTAAACCAGTCATAGTGCCAAGTTCAAGCACCGATTGCATGATTCCTTCAGCAAGTTCATTAGCTTTATTAACTTTACCTTTTTCAAAGTCAGTCAGGTACTTCTGTTGCAGTTTATCTGCATCAGTCTTATTCTTCCATTGGTCAAACAATCCCATGACTTAACTCCTTACAGACCAGATTCACGAAGTTTTTGCTCAACTTGTGCTCTAGTTACAGTTTTGCCATTACTAGCATTAAGTTTAATAATTCTTTCAATTAGTTGTTCTCTAGTTTCTCCAACAGGTTTTAAAGTTGGTTTAGGAGTAGGTTTTTGCTCTGTTGGTTTTGCAGATGGGGTTTCTTCTTGAGTAGGAGCAACACCAGGTTCTGTTGTGCGACCTTGAGATTGCAAAGCAGTCTTTTTAGCACCAAGTTCTGCACTAAGTTTGGCTTCCGTTCTTACTAAACCTTCAATTGCACCAATCATTCTTGCTTGGCTTAAATAAGTAGTGCTATCAGCAATTTGAGCTTTTGCACGATCAGCATCACCCTCGGTTTGTGTGCCGTTTGCCATCAAGAGTAAAGAATTTACACGTTCAGTTAAAGCACGTTTAATTTCATCTTTTTTAACTTGACCACCTTGTTCTTTAAATCCAAATGCTGGCGGTACTATTGCTCCAAGCAAATCAAAAGTATTATCTTTGGCGTTATATTTAACTTCATTTGTTTTTAATGATCTAAGGAAAGATTGCAACTCTGGTGTAGACAGTTCAAGTTTTTTAAGACTAGCGTCAATTACACCAATTTCTTTTTGTGAACCAGAAGGAATATTCCCCGCTGTTGCCTGTTGAACAGTTGGCTTTGGAACTGTTGTAGCACCACCTTCAATAGTAGCACCCATCTCTTTATATGCCAATGGGAACGCTTTGGATGGATCAGTAGCCGCTTGAGTAATCATCTGACCGCTTGCTTGGTCAAGATAACTACGAGGCTTTGATAGCATCTGTCCTGAAATATTAGCATTAGCCAATTCTGTAAGAGTAGGTTTTTCACCTTTTTGCAACTTAGTCTCAACAACTCTCAATGCCTGAATATAACGCTCATCACCAGTCAGCTTATCTGGTTGCAGTGCTTTAAGTGTCTGTGCTTGTTGCAAAGCAATTTTTGATTGTGATTCACCTAATGATTTAGCTTTCTCAATCAATCCTACCGCAAACTCACCATCTCCAAGACTTGCGGCTTGTTTTGCTACAGCAACAAAAGACTCTGGATCATTTACGTCAAGCTGTTGAAGTAATTGATTACGCTGAGACATTCTCTTAATTTGTGGGTCTTCTATGCCCATAGCACCCGCAATAGCACCACCAAGCCCTTTAGCACCCGCATACGTCATTGCCGCACCCCTAGAGGCAGGGTCTAGTTGAGCAAGTTCAACACCCTCACGCAAAGCACTTCTACGCTGTTGTTCACCATACATTTCGGGTGTTAAACCGAAAAGACCCGCTACGATATTTTCTGCCATGATAATTCCTTACAAGAATAAGCCGAGGTCTTGATTGCCGTAATAGTTACCAGCTCCAAATGTTGTTGCTGGTGCGCTCATGGCTGTTGTTGGCGGTACACCACTAAACATTCCACCTACATATTGACCAAATGCAGGGTTAGCCGCTAAACCACTTATTGCTGAAGCATAGGGATTATTAGTAGCGGCTTTGCCTGTTGCCAACTCAACGCTTGCACCCGCACCTCTTAATCCTAATTGACCAACATTAAATCCCGCTTGAGCCGCTGTTTGACCAAGATTAGCACCCATTTGTAATGGCTGTTGTGCTAATTGCTCTAAGCCTTGAACCTGACCCAAAGCAGTTGTATAAGGTGCATAGGCGGCTTGTTGGCCACCATAGTATTGACCCATAGCTTGTGAGCCTTGACCTAATAGACCCGCACCAAACAGAACATTTTGCTGACCATACTGTTGAGCATTAGCCGCCAATTGAGCTTCTTGAGTAGCACGAGCGTTGTACAGAGCCTGTAACTCAGGAGTTGTAGCACCTAAATTACCACCTTGGGCAACAGAAAGACCAATGCGACCTTGGTTTCTTAGTTTTGTTTGCAGATTAGCTAACTCTAACTCTCTGCCTGGTTGCAACAAAGCCATTTGACTCTTTAGATAGTTTTCTGCAACAGTTTCAGGCTTCTCAGCAAGATAACCTTGACCAAGTTTAAACAAACTTTGTGCGCCTGTTTGTAGTGGTGCAAATGCTTGTTGTGCGCCTTCTGCTTGTTGAATACCAGACTCAGCTAACCTAACAAATCGATCTTGTGCATTCTTAGCTTCAGGGCTTAAAGTGTATCCTGCGCTAGTCAATTGCCCTGTTACGGGATCAAAACCAAACTGAGAAGCACCAAACCTAGTAGTCATTCCAATAGGTCTGAACTGAGCCGCTTGTTTGGCAGCAGCAGTCTCTCTATCAATCATAGCTTGCGCTTTGACAGCCGCTTCTTTAGACGTTTGTTGTTGCAGAAGACCAGCCGCAGTAGTTGCTCCTGCTGAAAACAAATTAGCAATCTGTGCAGTTGTTAAACCTGTTTTTACTAGGTCAGCAACTTGAGTTGTGGTTAGACCTGTTGTGGCAGCGGTTGTGGCAACAGTTGCGGCAGTTGTAGCCGCAGGGATAGTAGTTGCCGTAGCCGCAGGTGTTAATGCCGCAGGTGTAAGTGCTGTAGCCGCAGTTGTAGTCGCAGCAGGAGTTAACAAGCCAGGTATAGTTGCAGGTGGTGTCCCCGCTAAAGCACCTCCTCCTACAGCTAAATCTTGAGCAGTTAATGCCGCAATTTGAGCCGCTGTCAAACCAGTTGCGCCAACAGTAGCGTTAGCTAAAGCCGTATCAAATGCAGGAACTCCCGATAAAACTCCCTCGCCTAAAAATGCCCCATTACCAATAGGCAAACCAAAAGCAGGGTTAAATGCCCCACCAGCCGCTGTAAAAGCCGTATCAAAGGCTGGAATGCCTGAAGCAACTCCCTCACCTAAGAAAGCACCATTTCCTATTGCAGGAGCACCAGCCGCACCCGCATTCAATAAAGTTGGCAATCCAAAGAGTACAGCCGCACCTAGTGCAAACTCTTTTAGACCACTTTTAACTTCTTGTTGAGTGCCAGTTTTCTCTACTTCACCAGTAGGTGTGTATTGGGTATACGCTCCACCTGCCCTGTTATCAGTAGCTTTGTAGGTAATAACATTCTCAATACCACCAACTTGCTGATCCATGCCAGAACCAGTAGTTTGATATACAGGCTGAACAATGGTATCCCCAAGGGTAATAGTCTGTCCTTGAGGTACAGTAGCCGCAGCACGAGCCGCAACCGCACCTTCATCTAAGCCAACAGCTTGAGCCATTTGAGCAGGAGAAATCCCATAGGTCTCCATAGCCGTGACGATCTGATCGTCAGTCATGCCTGGATTAGCAAGCAGAAAATCTATAATTTGTTGGTTAGATATAGCCATTATTTTTCTCCATTAAGTCTTTTCGACCCAAGCTAATTGTTCATCATTCCAAGAATAGCGCTTGTTATCTTCAGGCATTGGTGTATTTGCCCTAGCTATTTCAGACTGAGTTGCATCTCTGACAGTCCATGTCATGCGCCATTGACCATGAATTAGTTCTGGCGAACCTTCATTGCATCTTTGCGTTGCGCTATCAAAAACAGGGGCATCAACCCATTGCACAACTGCATATTGGCCAGTTGGGTCAAGCGCAACATCACCCTCATATCGAGGGTATTCAAGATTTGGCAGTTTGATGTATGTGGTCATATTTGCGTTACTGATGAAGTTAATGGCCCTGCACCTTCAGTCAAACTTGTTGTGCCACTTGTCAGAGTTGTTGCCGCATCTGTTCTGTTGCCAGCCGCATCAGTTAGTGTAGAAGCTGCATCAGTTAGTGTAGAAGTGCCATAAGTAACACTATACCCATTAACTGTATATGTTCCTGTCATTGAACCATCTGTGGGTAATCTTGCAAACATAAAATAACTTTGGCCTCCAATGGTTGCCCATCCATTGACATAAAAATTACCAGAGCCATCTACAGATATTCCTCGACCATTGTCGGCAGCACTACCACCTAGATAGCGTTGCCATTGAATAGTGCCAGAGCTATTGTATTTAATGATGACAAAATCATCATTGCCATTTTTATCAGAGTAGCCAGTTACATAGACATTACTTGAACTATCAACTGCAATACCTCTACCATAACTATTTGCGCCTGTTAGCTTACGTTGCCATTGGATAGCACCGCTTGAGTCGTACTTGGCAACCTGAATTTGTAATGCGCCCTCTGCATAACCAACAACATAGACATTTCCAGAACTATCAGTTTCAACATCATAACCAACATCAGTACCAGACGAATTCAAACGCCTTTGCCATTGAATAGTTCCAGAGGTATTGTATTTGGCTAAAATTATTTCTCCAGCACCAATTCCTGTTACATATACATTGCCAGATGAATCAGTTGCTATTCCATAACCATCTGATGCACTCAATCGTCTTTGCCATTGAATAGTGCCAGAAGTGTTGTACTTAGCTAATTGCAATTGGTCTGATGAGTTCTTTCCAACAATGTAAACATTTGCAGAACTATCCACAGCAATGCCACGACCAAAATCAGTATATGCACCAGAGTAAAGATTTCTCTGCCATTGAATTGTTCCAGAAGTGTTGTATTTTGCTAGTTGAATATCATAAAAGCCTGATGCTGTGGAGTAACCAACAACATAAGCATTATCAGAACTATCAAGTGCAATTCCCAAACCAACCTCATCACCGCCACCGCCTAAATAGCGTTGCCACAAAAGTTCACCTTTTTTATCATATTTGGCTATTAAGAAATTTGAGTAGCCTTCACCAGCAGAGCCATACATATAGCCACACATGAAAACGTCACCCAAACTACCAACAGCAACAGAATAGCCAGCATTGTCTTTGCCACCACGACCAAGTGTGCCTATCCAATACCCAGAAAGAAAACTTCTATGGTTTTGGAAAACAGCTTGTATTGCGCCACTCATGTCAGACCACTCCCTGAGATAAGCCAAGTTGTTGAAGTCATCTTGATTGCTGTTGCAGAACCATACTGAGCCAAAGTTCTTGAGCCAGTTGTGCCAGCAGCAGACAAATACATTGTGTCTGTAGTAATTGCAATCGTGACAACTTCAGCAGTCATATTGATAAAGGTTATTGCTGTTCCAACTGGGTAAGCAACAGAACTATTTGCAGGGATTGTGTATGTCCTTGCATTGGCATCACTTGATGGATGGAATATATGCTTACCAGCATCAGCCAAAACCAATGTGTAGGCAGCAGATTGACTGTTCTGTGGGATATTTCTAAAACCAACAGAGTCTGTGCCATCAACTGTGCAATTACTTAATGTTCCACTTGTTGGCGTACCAAGTACAGGGGTTGTAAGTGTTGGAGATGTAAGAGTCTTGTTTGTCAGGGTTTCTGTGCCTGTCAAAGTAGCAAAGCCAGAGGCAGTAAATGCCGCCTGAGTCCATGCCGATCCTGTCCACACATACAGAGTGTTTACTGAGTTGTTCCAGTACAAAGCACCTGTCAATAAGGCATTGCCATCGTTGTCAACAGTAGGAG